GCAACAGAGGATTTTCATAACAATAAACTCGAAAAATTAGGTAAAAAAGTAAAACGTTATGGTAGAGGTGGTATCCCAGAACATCAAAAAGAACTAAACGATAAAGTACAAGAATTACGAGCTAAAAATGCTGTGGTAATTACAGGAAGCACAGGTTCTGATAATAGAATAATTGTTAATTTAGTTCATGAATTAAATGATGCTAAGAATGATAAGATTTGGAAATATGAATTTCTCCTATACAATGATAATAATGTGAATGAAGAAAATTGGAAAATAATTAAAACTAAGTTTAGTAAGACAATCGAACGTCTTTTAAGTAAAATGAAAGATGTAGAAATTATCACAGAAGATGGAGGTAAAGTTTATTATCCATATCAATTTAATATCACCGTCATGGAACATCTGATGGATGATGGAAGTGAAAACCTAGAAGATGATGGAAGTGAAAATATTGAATGACAATGTTAGTAACCACGAAAGGTCTTAATTATTAGATTCGTACCGTTATGACTGTTACCACTAAGAAGTTTTTGACTGATCAACTTAAGTTGATTATGTCATTGACAGATGAACAGGTCAATATCTACACCCGTGAGACAATGTTCAAG